TGAAAGCGTTGGGCGTAGACACCAGTGCTGATAAACTATTAAAATTAAGCATGGCCATGATTGACGATGTTGCCAAGACCATAGCTACCTTTATGGGCGAATACAAGACACTACCCGATGGCGAACGCCCTAGAGTACTGTTTGTTATTGACTCGCTGGGCATGTTGCTGACGCCAACTGATGTCAACCAATTTGAAGCAGGTGAAATGAAGGGTGACCTGGGTCGTAAACCCAAAGCACTGACAGCACTGGTGCGCAACTGTGTCAACATGTTTGGCAGTTACAATGTCGGTATGGTGTGTACTAATCATACCTACGCCAGCCAAGATATGTTTGATCCTGATGACAAGATCTCCGGCGGACAAGGATTTATCTATGCATCAAGCATTGTAATTGCTATGAAAAAACTCAAGCTGAAAGAAGACGAAGATGGTAACAAAATATCAGACGTCATGGGTATTCGTGCTGCATGTAAAGTAATGAAAACACGTTACGCTAAACCGTTTGAAGGCGTCCAAGTTAAGATTCCGTATGAAACAGGCATGAATCCTTATAGTGGTCTGGTTGACTTGGCAGAGAAGCGTGGATTGTTGAAAAAAGACGGAAACAGATTGGCGTTTACAACACCTGAAGGTGAAATAATCAAGCAGTTTCGTAAAGCATGGGAAAGTAACGAAGGCGGATGTCTTGATCAAATAATGAATGACTTTGCAAAAAAACCCGAAGCAGACATTACATCTGGCGTAGTTGTAGAAACAGAAGGAGAAGAATAACATGTCGGTAGATTTGACACAGTTGGTGTGGGAAGAACTCAAGCATTACATTGGTACATTGGATCGCACTGAAGCAGCCGATGCACTGGTCAATCTGTTGGTTGACAATAATTTTGCAACTGATGAAATAAGAACAGCATTTAAAGGCGATTCAGATATTAAGAAAGCATTAAAGGCTTATCTCGATGGACAAGCAGTTGAAGAGGAAGAGGAAGAGGATGATGATGACAACACTGATGACGATGATGATTACGACAGCAAAGATTATTAATAATGTGGTATAATAAAGTTGTTGCTAGTCTTGGCGAAATTCCTAACTTTATCAATTATTACGAGAAAGAGTTGGATCAAGCCAAACGCGAATGCCGCATACAGGGCAATGTTGAATCAAACCTTAAAGAATTACCCGGTACCACCGAACATCGGTTTTATCAGTTACAAGAAATTGAGGCAATTCTGAATTTTCTCAACATACAACTTAGAAAAATTCGACGCCGGCATTTTCAGAAATACTTGGAAGGATATGCTCGGGCTCTTAGTAGTCGAGATGCTGAAAAGTATGTAGATGGCGAGGATGAAGTGATTGATTTTGAAACCATAATCAATGAAGTTGCCTTGTTGCGAAATCGATGGTTGGGTATTATAAAAGGGTTGGAAAGCAAAAACTTTATGCTGGGGCATGTGGTCAAACTTAGAACTGCTGGCATGGAGGATGTGTCAGTATAATGTTTAGCAACCCTGATTTTAGTCACCGACACAGTTTAAAAACTTTAGAATTGTTGTACGAGTACGATGATTTTATGAGCAGTGTCGACACATTAGTTGATTTTGGATGCGGAACTGGGTTGGACTTGGAGTGGTGGGCAACAAGAACTACTCGTGATGAAAAACCAGTGCCACTGAACATAAAGTGTGTTGGCATTGATACCTTGTCTGAACTATCTGTAGCAAAAAAATATGTCAATATACAATATCATCCTCAAAACTTTGAGCAACCAATAAAACTACAGCGAAGTAAATATGATGTAGCATGGTGCCACAATTCTTTTCAGTACGCAATTACTCCATTGGCAACCTTGGCTAACTGGTGGCATGTCATGAGTGAAAACGGAATGTTGATTATTTCAGTGCCACAAACTACCAATATGGAATTCAATACCCAGGCGTTTGATCAGCGCAGTTATTGTTATCACCATTGGACGTTGGTGTCACTGATACATGCCTTGGCTGTGTCAGGGTTTGACTGTTCTTCTGGATTTTTCAACAAAGGTATAGATGATCCCTGGATCACTGCAGCTGTATACCGTAGTGATCAAGGTCCGTTGGACCCACGAACAACGTCTTGGTATCATCTGTCAGACGCAGGTTTGTTGCCTGAAAGTGCAGTTGACAGCATCAACAGTTATGGCTTTCTCAAACAACGTGATTTAGTATTGCCATGGTTGGATAAAAGTATAACCTGGTATGGTAGATATTAATATGCCAATGGACAATCGTTACGATAATATTTTTTACAGTAAAGCCATGTGGTACTTGAAATTTACTTGGGTTCCGCAACGTTGTCAATTGACCAATAAATTGTTATGGTTGTGTTGTGCGTACAAAGGAACAGCAGTTTACACAGGACCCGGCAGTCCTGTATACGAGTATCGTTGGATTGACAAGTCTCAATTTCTTCTAGCCAGGCTCAAAGGACAGATATGATACATGACAGCAACAATAGGCCTGTTATATACGAAAGTCCTGATAAAGGGCATACTGTATATGCTCGTGTTTCGGGCGAAACACGCCGTACTAAAATCAGTGAGAGCCAGGAAGCCAAAACACTCCGTCAGAACGTGCAAGATTCTCAGTTATGGTACGATATTCGTAGAGCAGCAGAAACAAATCCAGTGCTTAAAGATATGTTGGAGCAAGTATATGTTTATTACCGGTTAACCGAAAAGTCCATTTAACCTTTTAAATGGTATACCTGCTGAAATTTCTTCCAGCAACCATTCAGTATGTGATAAATCTACCAACCATTCAGACCTGTTGGGTCGTTTGGGGTCTTCTATATCAGCTAGATCTAGATTCCCTATTGGCGTCGCCAAACTTGATTTATCTACAAATGCCGGCACACCATTGAGAATTGCTTGTATACCAGGAGAACTATTCCAGTTGACAACAGCCCAGACATTGTTTAACATATCTTCAAAATTGAAGCTGTCGTATGTTCCAGCAACACGAGCAGGGATGTCAATTTGACAGCCCGATGGAACAGAGACTCGTTGTCTAGGGTGTGGCCTCACAACAATAGGACGATCGCTATGAGCTTTTATAGTGCGTATGGTCATAGCTAGCCAAGTACTGATGTCAGGCTGATTCTTCCATTGCTCGCTGTCAGTTCGTTGTGTGGCAATGACAATTTTTTTGCCAGACATGCTCCAGGGTTTTAAGTCTAACCCCAGCAATGCCGGGCGAGCAGAGTCTGTAGACTCTGCATAGGACACACTGCCATCACTTTGTATCAAGGCCATGCGCCATGACTGTCCGCGTTGTATCATACCCACCTCTAGCAAAATCACCGGTCGCCCAGTAGACAAAAATTCTTGGTAAACTTGACGATTTAATTTTGTCCTGCCTGCCCATACCACTGACCATATCACAGCTGCATCTGCAGTCATGTTGTTGGGGGATACTGCCACACCCAGTTTTTGACACCCTTGCAAAAATGCTGTCAGTACTGGAGCACCATTTAATGCAATTTGATTTGGGAAATAAGTTATTTTCATAGGTTAAATAGTATCATGCACTTACCTGAATTCAATGGCACCAGCCCCACTGCTGATTTTTTCATATACACTGCTTGTGACTCAGTGTATTTTGACAATTTTGCAACAGCGTTACTCAACAGCATACAGCACAATTCTGGCAATGCAGTACATCTGCACATTTTTAATCCTAGACCAGATCAACTAGATCTGTGTTTTGCACGTAAAAATTTAACAGTAACATGGGAAACAGCGCCATTGAGTCTTTTTTCTAATGCCAGTTTGTTATGGAAAGATACACCAACTGAAGAACCAATGGCTAGTCAGCACCGTCGTACACTAAGTGCCATGACAAAAGGACACGACACTACCATAGTAGAACGCATGCAAAAAATTTACTTTGCATGTGCTCGATTTATTCGATTGCAATCGATATTTACCACCAGCAGTGCTGTATTCTCTATTGATGTTGATGCAGTTGTTCGTAAAACAATTGATGTCGATACAACTGATCGCAACATACTGATACATCGAGTCACTGGCAAAAACCCTCGATTCCTGGCAGGCGGCATTTACTTCAATAATTCCGCACAGTCTTTACAAATTCTATCTGACTATTCGACTCGATTAATAGCATCACTGACTGCTGATTACCTTTATTGGGGATTAGACCAAGATCTACTAAATTTAGCAATACCAGCGGACCAATATGTGCAATTACCTAAACACTATATAGACTGGGACATGTCTGATTCCAGTGCAGTATGGACTGCAAAGGGCACAAGAAAAGATTCAGCTAAGTTTATTGCCGAGCGCAATCGATATAAGTTCTAATTGCTTTCCACAACTGACCTGATATAACTTCGGTGTTGCTCCAGTGTATGTTGGCAATTTGATGTAGCCATTTGCTACGGTCGGTAGTTGGAGGATCAACAACATCGGCAAAATTAGTGAATCCCACATCAGCAGCCCAGCTATGCACAGGATCTTCAAGGTACACTGGCACGCCTTCAATGGCCGAGACCACATTGGGCGTAGAATTAAAACCTATCGAGCACCAACAGTCTTTTAAATCTTCTAATATGTTTTCGTTTGTTGATACTGTAATCAGTCCTTGATATTGTGATTTTAAAATTTCTGCTTGACGGTGCCTTGAACCGTCTCTTGGGTGTAAACGAACAACAATGGGGCGATCTGGTACATGTTGTTGCAGTTGTTTAACAACACTGCCGATCCACGCAGATTGATCATTACCGAACATGTTCCAGCCCTGCGGGCGTTGACATAATATCACAACATGATTACCGGACTTGCGCCAGGGTTTTGCAACAACTCCGTGCCAGTTGCTGTATTGATCCCATTTATTTTGATCAATGCTGTCAAAGAAATATGAACCGGTATCGGGATAGACAGACCCCATGCTGTATCTATGCCATTCATGTCGATCATCGGCATAATGTAATATATTGCTGTCAACAAATACAATCGGTATATTGGCAACATTTAATGTGTCAATTATTTGACGTCGATGATTTTTTTCTAGAGTATATCCCAGCACGAATCCAGCGTCGACTTTGTAGTCGACTACATGGTCAACAATGTGTATTGATTGATCGCCATTGGCTTGCACTCCTGCTGAAAAATTATCCATCAACTGAGTTTTGTTGGAAAACTTCTTAGGATTGGATATTGAATTATAAAAAATTCCTACTTTCATAGCTCGATCCAATAAACTCCTATACTGTTGTCAACACAGAACTTTTTAATATTCATAAAAGACCCTATGACTTCTTCATGAGACCAATTATCTTTAACATGTTCTTCATGGGGATTTCCGTTATGCGCTTCTTGTGGATGATGTCCGAGAGGGATACTAATAATAACTACTTTACATTTTTTTGTTAATGTTTTTATTAATCGACATGCTTCGTCTTTTGTCATATGTTCTAGTATGTCGCCCACAAACGCCAAGTCGTAATCAGGCAATTCTTTTTGTATTTCTCTTATATCTTCATTGACAACAGAATCGTATAAATTCTCCAATTCGTATTCTTTGATGTATGGTTCCCAAATTTCTACTGCGTCCCACGTTGCATTTTTCAAAATAGGGCCAATTGCAGGAATGTCCTTATATACTCTAAAACCATCACACAGTCGTTTGTATGTGCCTTTACCTGCTCCAACATCAAGCACTTTATTAACGTTTTCAACTGATTGCAACCACTGTATAATTGCTTGTTTACCGTTACGAGAACTTTTTGGCATTATTTAATATCCTGTTGTTGACAATACTCTGCTAACTCTTTTTCAGTGTGCCATGCATCGGCCATCACAGTATTAGCAAACTCGTTAAAGCATGGTGCACCCAACGTATAGTGTAATAACTTTGCATTAGAATTTTCTCCAAACTCGTCTGGTAACCAATTCCATCCAATGGGGAGTTCTCCAATTCTCTCATCGTTTAGCCATTTAAATCTGTGTAAATGTGCCCCGGAGGATTTTGTAATATATTCAGGAGTCAATACTCTGTTAGGATAAGTTTGGCAATTCCACAGTATCACACTGCTCCAATTTTTTCTAGGGTAGTCTTCGTTTTTATGGCCAAGGTACTTGACAGGCATTTTTGTTTTGTAGTTGTGTTTAACTACCTGTACATCTGTAGTATGGTCTCGTAATTCCCAAAGTTTTGCTATATCGTCACAAACGACCATGTCCCCGTCTATAAAAATAGCATGTCCACAATATTCCATAAGATACGGAACTAAGAATCTACTGTAGATAAAATGATTGCTGCCATCAGTGTGTGTTTCGGTATAGTCATGCAACAAACCGAGACTTAACGGAATTATACTGACAGGTTGACTTGCGTGCCTGATAATGCTGTTGACACACACATGATATGCAACAGCTTCACGTGGATCATAACCAACAAATATAGGTATAGTTTTCATGTTAATATTGTCGTCATGAATATATTTATCTATGCATTTTTTAGTAAATATACAAAATGAATACACCCTTACTCCAGTTAACAGTTGATTGTGCATGTGTTATTCATGGCGATTATTACGATTGGGTGTATGTAGAACGCTTGTACAACATGTTGCAGGTCAACAGTTCTCATCATATAAATCTGCATGTTTTTACAGAAGAACATCGACCTGTTCCTGATCATATGATTAAACACACATTGACAGCCTGGCCTGGAATCGCTGGCCCCAAGCGCAGTTGGTGGTATAAAATGCAACTGTTCAACAGTGACCATTTTTCTGGGCAATTATTTTACCTAGACCTTGACACTGTTATTGTTGGAAATATAGACTGGATTTGGGAACTTAATACAACGCAGTTTCATGCCATACATGATTTTCGGCGACTGTGGAAACCTTCTTGGACTGGAATCAACAGCAGTTTGATGGTATGGAATACTGATCAACTTCATTGGATTTGGAAAGAATTCTACACTCAGGACATCAATTTATTAGTCAAGTCTTTTCACGGCGATCAAGATTTTTTGAGTAAAATGTTAGTTGGTACTCCTGGATTTTGTTACCTAGACAACAGTTTGATAAAAAGCTGGCGCTGGCAAGCACATGATGGCGGGCTTGACATGAACACACGTCAATATCGCACACCAGGAGCAGGTACTGTGATAGATCCCGATACCAGCTTTTTGGTATTTCATGGTTGCCCTAAACCGCACGAAATATCAGAACCAGTGGTACAACAGCGTTGGCAAATCAAAAAAATAGTATAAATACTAACATACGGAGATAGAAAGAATGACTACCAGAACATTTCAGCAACATGGTTTAGGGTACAGCGTAGAACCCATTACAATTACTGCAACAATCAACGGCGTTGTTGCTTATGAAGGACCTGTTGTGACACTTGACGAACCACCACCTTACGAACTAAGCGACCCCAACGCTTATGCTGCCGCTGACATCCTTTTTTCATGGGCAAACACAGTGGACTTTGAAGGCACAGCCAGCATTGAAATTGCTGTACACGGTAGCGGAGCATTGATGCTGGCCAGAACCAAGGCAAATTACAGTGCAGTGTACACACCCAATCCTGACGGCACACTAACAGTTTCGTCGTCGGGTCCCGACGGCTATCGTAACTTCTTTTATCAAAAAATCGACGATGTAATTTATTGTGATCCCTATATAGATTCAGCAATTGACGGCATGGAAGTGCCACGTCCCGGTGCAACAGATCCCACTATGACAGGTCAGTGGTACTACCTGATTACTACCGGCTCGACATTCACTGGTACACTGTCTATACAGCCCGGTATTGAAGAAGGTATAACAACAACGGTAGCATCTCCATCATAAAAGATTTATCAACACAGCAATTTTGGAGACATTTTTATGTTAACTCGAACTTTTAAACAATATGCTCATGCATTTGATTCGTTGCCGATCAATGTTGCGGTGACCTTGGACAACAAAGAAATTTTCAACAGTTCAGTACCTCTCATTGGAGATGTAGATTATGACAGATCCACACTGAGCTACACTGATCAGGTATTATGTACTTGGTCAAACGACATTGACTTTATCGGTACCAGGTTGATTAAAGTTGAAGTCACAGGTGAAGGCACTGGTTTTTTAGTACTAGAGTCAACTCATGCCAATTACATATGTATTGAACAAAGTTTAGATCCATATGTGACAATACCCGGCGGTCCAGACATATATAACGGGTTTTACAGCCAGAAACTGGACGGATTTGACGCACACGACCCTTACACAGAAGTAAAAATTGATGGTGTTGCCCAGACAACAGATCATTCTCCTGAGTGCACCGGACAATGGTTTTGGATGATTCCAGTAGGAACAACATTTACTGCCACATTGAATGTCAACAAAGCCAGGTATCCAAATACCTGACATGCAGGTTTGAATGTTGTAAAAATAACACACCCCCAACAGTTTGGGGGTTTTTGTTGACTGGTAAATCAACTTGCGCTATAATAGTTTTATGGTAAACAAACAGGAGCTTTTATGCGTTACGATATAGATACTTTTGTAAACAGTAATAGTTATAACTATAATTTTACTAACGAGCCTGCAGATGATGTAGAGATGTTTGAGGCATACCCTGCAAACTTTGCAACTGTTAACAACATAGCACATGATGCAGTAAATCAACAAGCAGATCCTGTGTTCGTTTATGAGCTTGCAGGGGTGCCTGTTGCCTGGTACGATTGTGAGAATGCAGTGGGATTTGTTGCAAAATAACAACACTGTAACAATAGCATTGATCATTAATTCAACCTTTGCTATAATAATTACACACTAGCAAAACAGGAGCAGTTCATGACTCAAGTACTGATACACAATGGTGTTTATCGTAACACTCCAGTAAAAAATGTTGCATTTACCTTGGTTAAAGATTACACAGTTGGTGCTCGTGGCGGATATGTCACTGTTGACAGTGCTGGACATTTTGGTGCCGAATACAGTGATGTACGTGTTCGTGTTGAATCAATTAATGATATTGAAATTATTGGAGGTAGCATGGAAATAGAAATAGCAACAGTGCCAACTGTGCCAGTTGCAGTACCGGTAGTGGAAACAGACGAACAAATTATGGAACGAATTGAAACACGATTTGGTATTCTAGATGAAATGACCCGTGCTGCCATTGCAGGAGACATCCGTGCCATGATTGTAGTGGGGCCTCCTGGCGTAGGCAAAAGTTATGGCGTCGAACATCAGTTGGAAAAAGCTGGATTGTTTGACACCCTGGGTCAACGCAAGGTCAAATACGAAGTGGTCAAAGGTGCCATGACACCAATTGGTTTGTACTGCACTCTATACAAACACAGCGACGCAAAAAACGTCTTGGTGTTTGATGACTGCGACACTATCTTGCTAGACGATTTGAGCTTGAACATTCTCAAAGCAGCACTGGACTCGGGTAAAAAACGTCGTATTCATTGGAATGCCGACAGCAACATGTTGCGTCGCGAAGGCGTGCCTGACATGTTTGATTTCAAAGGCTCTGTGATCTTTATTACCAATCTCAAGTTTGAAAACTTGCGTAGCAAGAGGTTACAAGATCATTTGGAAGCATTGCAGAGTCGTTGTCACTTTTTGGACTTGACACTCAACACCATGCGCGATCGTTACTTGCGTATACAACAGATTTTCCGTAAGGGTGATTTGTTTGTTGACTATGACATTACTCCTGAACAAGGACAAGAGATTTTAGATTTTATGAAGATTAACGAAAGCCGTTTGCGTGAAATGAGCTTGCGTATGGCATTGAAGATTGCAGATCTGGTTCGCATCACTCCCAACTGGCGTGCAATGACCGAATCAACTTGTATGAAAAATCAGTAAATAACACAAGTGCCAAAATTGCTTGCGCAATTTGATTTTTAGGTGCCCTTCAAAAGGCACCTTTTTTTTGACATTTATAAATAAATCTGTTAAAATACAATATGAAAACAGCCACAATTACAATACGCGACGAAGTCAACATCAAGATAGAAGGGCTCGACGTAGATGTACGTCGAGCGTTGGTGAATGCATTTAAATATGACGTACCAGGTGCACGTTACTTGCCGTCAGTGCGACTAGGACGGTGGGACGGCAAAGTAAGTTACTTCCAATTGGGAGGTAGTACCTATGTAAACTTGTTGCCGGAAATTGTTCCCATATTGGAAAAGTTTGATTACGACATTGAATTAAATGACCTGAGAAATTATTCAACTAACTTTGAATTTGAATCAGTTACTGAGGACACTTTTGGACATGTAGTTTGGCCCAAAGGTCATCCACAGGAAGGTAAGCCCATGCAGATGCGTGACTACCAAGTTGAGATAATCAACAACTTCTTGGCCACTCCTCAGTGCATACAGGAAATTGCCACTGGTGCAGGCAAGACAATCATCACAGCTGCATTATCAAACGCAGTATCACCACATGGCCGTACTATTGTTATTGTACCAAATAAAAGCTTGGTAACACAAACAGAAAAAGACTACGTTAATATGCAACAGGACGTCGGCGTGTACTTCGGTGATCGCAAGGAGTGGGGAAAGCAACATACCATTTGTACTTGGCAAAGTTTAAACATCTTGCTGAAGGACACAAAGAATGGAGTAGGGGATTGTACCATTGGTGAATTTTTAGAAGATGTTGTATGTGTCATAGTTGACGAATGTTTTTCAGGTGAGTCACGGGTGTTGACCACAACTGGTTATGTACCCATAAAAGATATCAAAGTCGGCGACACAATCATTAATTACTCAGAAAAAACACACACATTTAAGACTGATCAGGTAGTAAAACAGCATAGGAATTTATTAAAATCTACCAATGAAAAGATGTACGAATTGGAATTTGATAATACGGCCAGAATACAAGTCACAGGCAATCACAAATTTTTAACAACCATTGGATGGGTTCGAGCAGATGAACTGACAGAAAATCACGAAATTGTAAATAAAAAAATTATATGAAACTGATAAAACGAATTGAAATAGAAACCCCGGCTGAAGTATTCAATTTACACATACAATCTGACCATAACTATATTGTCGAAGGAGCAGTAGTAGCCAATTGCCACATGGCCAAGGCTGATGCGCTAAAAAGTTTACTGACAGGAGTAATGGCCCATATTCCTTTACGATGGGGACTGACAGGTACCATACCCAAAGAACCATTTGAATTTCAAGCTCTTAAATGCAGTCTTGGTCCGGTCATCAATCACTTGAGTGCCAGTGAACTACAGGATCGCGGTGTACTTGCGCAGTGTCATGTCAACATTGTGCAACTGGTTGATCATGCTGTATTCAGCAACTATCAAAGTGAATTGAAATTCCTGCTGGAAGAACCCAAGCGTCTTGACGCCATAGCCAGCTTGATCGACCAAGTCAACATGACAGGCAATACTCTGGTACTGGTAGACCGTATTGCAGCAGGACAAGGGCTAATTGAACGACTGGGTGAAAATGCAGTCATGGTGTCAGGCGCTACCAAAGCCAAAGCAAGACAGGATGAATATGACGAAGTTGCAGATGCCACTGGAAAGATCATTGTGGCCACATACGGTGTTGCAGCAGTAGGCATCAATATTCCCAGAATTTTTAACTTGGTTCTGGTGGAACCTGGCAAGAGTTTTGTTAGAGTTATACAAAGTATCGGGCGCGGCATTCGTAAAGCCGAAGACAAAGATCATGTGCAAATCTGGGACGTGACCAGTACTTGCAAATTTGCCAAACGTCACTTGACCAAACGCAAGGTTTTTTACAAAGAAGCAAACTACCCGTTCACACAGGATAAACTAGAATGGACAAAATAATTATAAATGTCAAGTGACTTGACATTGGCACAGACAGTTACAATTTAGTCAATATTATTATTGACTTTCATCAACAACCCTTGTATAATAAAGCTATGAGAATACTAACATTAGATAACCAATCATACGATCTGGACACATTGCCGGACGAAGTAGACGATATGCGATTCGCTATTTTTGACAACAGCGATCCCAATAACCCCGACTACTTTTATATTCCTTTAATCTTCCTGGAAAGTTTCAATGCTCCTGCACTGGTTTTAAAAATAGGCGAGCATGTAATCAAAATGCCCATGGATTGGCGTATACTAATCGGTGAACCTGATGCAGGTGACTTGGAAGTATTGCCGTTGACATCTCTAAACGATCGTGGATTTAAAGCTTTTGAGTTTAATCCTTTATCCAGTTTTCGTCCCAGTTTTTCTGAGATTGAAATTATAGATGTGTACCACGATGTGACTTGGTATACTCCCAAACTCAAAAATGGACAGTTATTGGCAGTGCCATTAACTGATGATGACAAACCTATATGTGTTTATTTTATCAAAGACATAAGTAGAAATTGTGAAGTAGTCAATTACGAAAAGGCCTGGTAATTATGATTAAATATGAAAATGCAATCGGCAGTGACGCTAGTCCTGCGGTTAGGATTCCAATTGTGGGTGCAAAACAAGATCAGGCAATCCACCGACTGGAAACACTGGTTGTGACTCAGAATCAAAAAATTGAAGTGCTAGAGCGAGAAATTCGACGGATTAAGAATGATTTACGAATTGCAATTTCAGCATTCAACGCCAATAGAGCCAATCAGTAATGAGTGAGAAATTACATATTCGAAATGAGATGCGACAGTTTGATCAGAAGAACAGATTGTTTTACGATGAGTTAACTGACGAAGAAAAAAAGAAGTTTAGCAATTATCTCATGATTCGGTGGGGGTCAACAGTTAAAGGGTCTCGCGATCTAGAAGAGTTTTATGTAATCAGCACTAACGAACGCTTGAACAAGCATTTTTTTACTGTGAATCGACATCCCAAATTGCAATGGTTCATGGCCACCAGTGT